GGAAATTCTGGTAGGGAGATCTTAGTATTGCCAGTCCAGTAGACGTGGCCAATTGGACACGGCTAAGGCCTGACAAATAGGTCAACCACTGATAGTGGTTTGTGACCGAGGCGCAGGGGAATTTGGGGTGATTAATCCCCCCAAAATCCATAGGCGCTCCTAATGGTAATCCCATTAGGAATGCAGCCTTCTGCATTTGCCAGTGGGGGCTATACCTCCACAGGCCGGAAGAAGCCTTTCGCCCTTGGGCCTTGTACTGCGTCGACACAGTCACTGACTGCGTCATCCAGTTCATGGATCCCTTAGAGCCTCCAGGCGGTGAAGACCAGTTACTAATTAAGGTAAACTGCTGTTGCACCCCTAAAAATACGGGTGCTTCGCAGAATAAACCTAGCTTAGCATGGAGGAAAGTTTTCGTTTTCGAAATCTTCCCACCCAATGATTCCATCTTGGACTCATACTTCTTCACCTTCTTCCGACCAAACCCGGAAAACAGGGCATCGTCCCCCGTTAACCTCCCATCCTTTACTGGATGTCCCACGTACTGAGAACAGTACGCCGACATCAGTGAAAGACCAGGGAAGGACGTAGGGTCGCCCATCATGGCCCCAGTGGTTGATGGCACCGAGAATCTCGGGCTAGTCAACCGCTGGAGCCAATCAGCGTACTCACTCAAGTACACCTGCCCGAGGGCATGGTGATATTTGGGCAAGCGTTGCGCTGCACCGGGGTAGCCCCCTTTAGGGGGGGCTCCTTCCCTTGGAATTACAAATCGGGTATAAGCCAGATCTTGCTTCACCCAATTGGGTGAAGTGAAGTGTAGTTCCTTAGGAAGTACAGGAGCTGCCAGCTCCAGGGGAGACAAGTAGTAGTTCTCATCTACACCACTGTACACTTTGTGTGCAGTGGGAGAAGTATTGACAACTATACTTCGACTACCGAAAATCTTGTCAAAATAGACAAGGTATTTCTTAAGTCGGCTGTCTCGTTCAGCGAGGACCTCATATATCCCTCTGGTCAACCAGAATGGATGGTAGTCCGTGGCAAAGGACATGTCTTGGGAATAGTAGGGTCCTTGAGAACTCAAATGAGATTTCAAGTTCCCTCCCAATCCTTCGGACATGCGGGGATCGCGTACCATAATATGGTCCGCTGCCCTGCGCAGTACCTGCTGAACTAGGTTACAAGCGGTTAAAGAGCATGTTGGAAATCGGGTTTTCAACCCTTTCTCACCTGCCTCAATAGGCAGGACCGGAATACGGTCAACCTGCTCGAGTACCCACTGGCAACCTACCCAAAGGGCCGTTTGATGTCCGGCGACACACTCTGTCTGGAGCAAGAGCTCCCGATGAGAGATAGTCCCGTCCTCAACATGTGAGGCCTGGGGACCTTCCCTACCAAATTGGTAGTCCACTTCCTGGAAAGGAAGCGGAGGAGGAACATCCACAGGGC